CTGTGTGGTATCGGTAGATGCGAATAGATCGGCCTTTCTTTCATAGGTTACCCTTAGTCCCGCCGCCGCCGTTATCATGGCAGTATCGGGCTTGGGATAAAGTATAACGCTCCGCCCGACCATGTAATATCTGTCCGGTATTCCGGCGGTTTCCTGCCACTTTTCATTCATTAGGGTCGCATCACGGTTAGACATCGGCGTGAGGGTATAATATTTCCCCGCCGAATCCAAAACCTCCACCTGCAATATGCGCCGCAAACCAGACGGGACAACATAATCCCGCTGGTCATCGACTATGGTAGTATAAGCGATCGGGTGGGTGGTCTGGTTCCCATCATCAAAATGCCAATCCTTATTCACGCCCCAAATATACTGGTCGGCCAACTGATACCACATATTCACAATATTGGTGAAATATTTAAGAGTAGTCCCAGTTATAGTTCCATCCGCCTGGTTAGTGATTTGTTCTATCATTTGGATAATGCCATTTTTATTTGTTGTGTCTGAAAATTGAATATGATTATTTAATAAAGGCTAGCATTTGCCATAAAGAATTATCTCCCCTACCATATTTATTATGAAATAGGTTATAACAATCCTCGCAAAAAACCATTCCATTATTTTTATTAATAATTAAATTCATATTATTGTTTATACTTTCTATCATTAAACTGCATACTATTTTTTGCAAATTATAAAATGATATTCGTTATCAAAATTTTTAATTTTTATCGGCTGGTATTTATTAAACTCATACGCATGATTAAAAAATTTCCAGTCTTTTTTATACGGCTTGTAGTCCCTGCCCACCATACCGAATACGCCGATCTTACCTATCCGCATTACCTCATCTATCATCTTCCTGGGATTATCCACCCATTCATACATGCCGTTGCACAACACATAATCAAATTCGTCATCCTTAAAATCAGTTTTTTCTATATTCCCCAGGTGGGTTGGATTTTTACTGGCGTTATTATCTATTGTAGAAAATCCGTAATCCCAATAATCAGACTTGCCGACATCAAGAACATTGCCAAACACATTGTCCGCCACCCAATCGTTATACCAAAGTCTAAACGGCGATAGGGCGGAATCCTTTTTTAACTGCTTTATTGAAGGGTACTTTACTTCTTGTAAGATATTCATAAAGCGGAGCCTTATAATTCCTGTTTTTAAATTCGGGGGAAAGCCACAAATATTCCTGCGCTAAATCCACGTCGAGAAAAGGATAGCGCACTTCAATGTTGTAAATATCCGCTATCTCCTCAAGTTCATTTAAGTATTCCAGTTGCATATTTCCGCGAAAATTTGGCCATTCATAAAGTTCTTCCGGCCACTCTCCTTTAAAGTGGCTCTGGTTGGGAAAAGGGGCGTAATCGCTTAATATCTCATCTCCGCCCTGACCTGATATGCAAATTTGCCTGCCCTGTTTTCTGGCTGTTTCAAACATGAAAGCCACGCCCATAGACGCTATATCCTTCATGGCTTTCTCATTTATTTTACTTTTTAAAAAATCATGATATTCCTGCCATTTTGCCTTGCTCATTTCGGCAATTTCGTGGTTGGGCATCTTTGCCAAGCGCTGGCGGATTATGGCTTCATCCTCATTATTCAAAACGGAAAAGACCTTGAAGTCAGCGCCCTGTTTTAAAAGTTCATTAGTTAATGCCCCGCTGTCGTATCCCGACGACATGCCGATAAACAGCTCGCCCTCCCTGCGTCTTGCCACAGCCGTTTCAAAGGCTTTTAGCCAGTCATCGTAAGTGGTCTTATGCTGGTTTTTAAAATCAAATTCGTGTTTATAAAACTTCTGCAACTCTTTATTTTTCCACATAAAGTTCCCTGTATTTACGGGCTATAATGTCCCAAGTATAGTTTTCTAAAATTTGTATCCTGCCGCTTAGTTTGCGCAACGCGCCCTTAATGCTGTCTACGTTCCGTTCTACCAAGGTTACGCCCTCCAGGTGTTCGGCAATGCCAACCCTGGTTGAAATAACGGGAATATTCATCGCCAATGCCTCCAGGGTGGGGTTGTTGCACCCCTCGCTCATACTGGGAATGACCAGACAACTTATTTTTGAATAAAACTTCGGCATGTCCTCATTGGGAATAAAGTCGGGGCCGTGGGAGTTACGAATTGACATTATTTCCAATCCAAGTTCATCACAGGCTTGTTTAACTAAGTGGTATCCCTTATGCTCTGGGTTGGCTGATTGGTCGTTTCCGACATAACCGACGATAAACAGACGGTTAAATAGTTCTTCATTGACACCATTGGGAATATAATGGACCAAGGACGCGTAGGGTTCGCCAATCAAACCGATTAAACGGTGCGCTAAAACCGGATTCTGCGCCACCACCCCGCGACAACTGCGATACACTTCCATTAAAACGGAAATATTATCATATACAAGATCGAGGGTGCGCTGGGAAGCAAGGGTCAGCCATATCTTTCGCTTGTTATTTATGATATAGCCCTTAATCGGGCCTAATCCACCGCTGTAAAGAACGTGAATAATATCATAGGGATGCGAGTCGGAGAGTTGATCGCAACGGACTATATCCACTTCATCCTCGGTCCAGCGTTTTTTCAGTTCAATCGCACGCCACTGGGTCGCCCACGGGGTGGCATCGGCATGTATTAAAAGTATCTTCATTAAATAATATTGAAATTGTCATCCATGATGTTCCACCAATGGAATGACTTGATATTATACCCCCCCCAAGGGCCTTCCTTGACGGCGCAGAATTTCAAGCCGACCTCACGGCACGCTTGCTTTATCCCGCTGCCCTCGCGGTTCCAGGGGGCGAAGAAGGTGTTGATTGGTTTGGCGTTTCCAATCATTCTCGTGCTGTTGTCCCGCCAGTATTCCAGTGAGCGTTTCAGGTCGCAGAGGCACTCATCATATTCCAGTACGCTGTAATCTTTGTGCGTCCAGCCGTGAATACCAATTTTCAAATACGGGGCGGTCGCCAGATACCAGAACAAGGCGTGGTTATCCCAAAGGTCTTTCATTAACAGAGCAACATAATGGTCCGTTCTTTTAGCAATAAACCGACAATGAAGCTGTTTGAATAAATAAGCGTTGGTATAAACATTCGGGTCATCATCCCGATAAAGCGTAACCATTTATTTGCGGATATTATTTTTTACCACGGTCATTGTAAACCTAAATTCTATGCCTGCCCGCTCGGTATTCATTAATTTGAAATGACCAGGATATTGATACCGGATGTCCGCCAATATGCCCTTGACCCTGCGCTCATCCCAAAGCGACACATGGCAAAGATAGTAAGCCTCAATAGTATCGGAGTGCGGACACGCTATTTTAACTGTTGCGCCGTGCTTACAAACTCTTATCATTTCCCTTATCAGCGTGTTTATATGTTCTGCTGGGACATGCTCAACGAAATGCGAACTATATATCAGGTCAACGGAATTGTCCGGAAGCGGTATGCCGTCGGCTATATCCCAAACAATATCTTGGCCAAAATCAATAATATCAAAACCGATATAATCCTTTTTAGTAGCTGGCGTATTTCCGCAACCAAGGTCGATATTGATTGGACCGCCCTCTCTTAAAAGGGTTAAAACCTTCTCGCTTACTTTTCTCATGAACGTTTTTTAATATGCGTTTTATATTCAAAGAACGGGTGATGGCGCAAATCGGTTTCTATGGTATTGACCCTGATATTGGGAAACTTCGCCAATACATAGGGAAAAGATATTTGATCCCGATTTGAATATCGGCATATTTGCGCCCACCATTCATTACAGAAAGCACGCATCGCTTCATTGTGTTTCCGCAAGAGTATTCCGCACTCCCATAATCCTCCCCGCTTGGGAAACTTCTCGTCCCGATAAGCATCCATATGGTCAAAAATTTCCGCCTGGATATTGCCGTCCTCGTAGCACCCCACCGCCGCCAAGCCCTCGCCATACACGCATTTGCGTTGCGGGTGTTTAAACAGGGCAATGTCATAACCATCCAGCCATGATTCAAGTTCTTCCGGCAATACCTTTAAATAAATATTGCCATCCAAATAAAGCGAACTGTCGTCGTTAATAAATAGATGCGGGAGTATTTTATAAATCTTAGAGTTCATTACATCCCGCTTGAATTTTCCGTAACCACCCAAACAAAGAATATCGGAACGGGGCGGGTCTATGTCTCCGGTTATTGTGGTATAAACCGTCATTTTTCTTTTTTATCACGCAACATGATTTTGTATTCCTCCACCTGATCGACAATCTCTACCGTCGGTTCGTCTTTTTCCAAAAGCACCCTGGTAACAAGCTCGAACTCACCCAATTCAAATGTAGGTTTCGCCTCGTCTATAATGGGCGAGGTTTTTTCTTTCAGCCTGTCCATTTTATAACCGAGCGCCGTCCGGCGCTTATCCAATTCCACCAATTTTTTGTTAATCTCGTCCATCTCCCTGAATATCACCCCTCTTTCCTCTAAAATCTTTTTCAACTTGCCGTTTTTAATTTTAATAGTACGCATAGAGTTTTTCGTAAGCCTTTTGCCACTCCTGATAATGTTCTTCAATATTGTAATTTTTTAAAACATATTCATGGGCCTCCTTGCCCACCTCCATCCGCTCTTTTTTATTCCTTATCATCTCGTCTATTACCCCATACCACTTGCTGCTATCCGTGATTATTTTCATATGACGGCTGTCCGCCGCTCCTTGGTAGGGAGAAAGATTATCGGAAAACCCCTGGGCAATGCAGGGTATCTCCAACATGGAAGCCTCTAAGAATTTGATGTTGGATTTACAGCGGTTAAAATAATTGTCCCGCCTTGGTATCAGCATCATGTCCAGCCTGGCCTCATTCAGTTTTTCCTGATAAAGATAATTCTTGCACCACGGCACTTGCTCGTGTTTGATGCTGTCCCAGAAATCATATTCCTCGCGGAAGGTTCTGGTTACCGCCGGATTATCCGCCCGATGCTTGGCATCGCCAAGCCCAAACAGCACTATCGTTACATCTTCGCGCTTGCTTAATTCCCTTAATAAGTCCTTAACATGAAGATAATCGTATTCGATGGAAACTGAACCGATCATCCCTATTCGCACTTTTCCGGTTTCATTTCTAAGCGGCTCATCCCAGTCCATTGGGTCGATATAGTTCGGCAACACCACCACCTTGGAATTTAATTTGCGGTATTCTTGCGCCAGAAATTCGGTGGTGGTGGTAACCATGTCGGAAAAACCGATAAACGTATTTATGGCCTCGTTCCGCTTCCTGATGTTCTGCTGAAAACCATCTGGCGAAAAGTCGGCAAGGGGGTGATAATCTTCAATGCGGAAGGTGTCATCATTATCCATTACTATTTTTTTTCCATCTCGCCGCAAAAGCCGGGAAAGGTTCAAATAAGTCTCATCTTCGGGGCGGTGAAAAACCACCACGTCCGCCCAGGCCAGATTTTCTTTTATCTTTTCCATGTCAAGCCGTTCCGATGTCCGGCTGGTCTTATCCATGCGGAAACCGTTATGAACGGCCGGTAAGAAGATACGGACATAAGAACAACCGTCATAACCACTGTGGACCATAAATACATTCATACGTAGCGCTTAAACCTTTTTATCTTTTCCACTTCCCGTTGATGGCGTTGGAACTCCCGCTGAAGCTTCAGCTCCTCCTGCGGTATTTCCCAAATTTTCTTCGGCTCCGCCGTCTTGGATTTGTCCATTCTTGTTGATGAATTTCCTGATTCTTTTAAGATTGTCCGCTTGCGCGATATTAATGGTGTATCCCATATCAAGAAAGTTTATAAATTACTTTAGCCGACTCTTTCTGCATACTGTTGTTGCGTACCGCCTTAACGCCGAAAAAACTATTCGGCTTTACCCCCTTTGGCAGTTCCGCAAAGTTATATTCGATTACGGGATTGGGGTAAGTCCCGGCATCGGACACAGCTTTCTTGATTTTGTCTAATGTACTCTGTTTCATAATTTTGCCTGCTCTCCTTTGGAGAGGGCGGAGAGCCGCCCATCCAAAGGCAAAATTGATTAGATTTTGTATGTAAACTCTACGTTTACTATGCATCGGCCGTCGCGATCCACACACCGGAAGTATCACGGTTCTCCACAACGCCGTAAACCACGTCAGCGGTTACGACAGTTGATAGATACTGCGGGATATAATTCGCCTGTGTGCGAAGGATGGTGGAAGCATGGACGATAGCGTCCTTATGGGCTAAGCACGATTGGGCGGAACCAGTAGTTGCGCCAATGCGTTCGCTCATAATTACCGGAATGCCATAAAGGTATCCGATATGACCACGCGTTACCGGGTCAGCCCCCTTGGTGTTGACCAAGAGAGAAAATCTGTCGAGAGCCTGCACATCAGACCACACCTGTTTGGGGGTGAGGAAGAAGGCACGGCCATCTTGCGGCACTTTCGCTTCATCCAAGTATTGGATTGCCCGGCGAATATTGCTATCCGCTAAGGCGGCGGCGGAAGTACCTACGGTTTGCGAGAAGTTATCAAATAAAGCGATAATCGCATCTTCGTAAGCGGCACCCACGGTGTAAGCGGCATTTTTCATTAACGCCTCCATGTAGGAATACTGCTTTAAAATCTGCTTCGCTTCTTTATCTTCTATCGCGAAGGAACATTCGTACCATGTATCAACCGTCAAAGTATTAACGCTATCCGTCGGGTTATTTAATGTAACCACGGTCGCATTAGTCTTTGAGTGGGCGGTCATTTCGGTTACGTTCGGGATATATACGCTTTTAGCGCCAGCCGCAAATTCACTCGATAAATCGGTGAAAAAGGAACGGGCTTCCAGCTTATCGCGGTAAAAATTATTCATTTTATCCGCCCAAAGTATACCGACAACGTTCGCCAGGGTTGTATTAGTATGTGTTCCTGTAGGAAAGGCTCCTGTTGCCATAAAATTTTTAAGAACTCATTTGACTGGTAACTTCTTCGATAGCATCTAAATATGCCTTGCGGTGTTCCTCTGGGGACATGTCGCCATAAGATTTCTTGGCGGCCGATGACCCGCTCCCGGAAGGCCGAAGCTGGGCCTGTTTAGCCTCATCTTCTTGTTGGCGTTTTTCCCGCCAAGCGACGAAAATTTCATCCTTAGCGGCATCCTTTAGGGTGCGTTCACCCCGTATGCGGTTCAGCACTTCAAGTTCATCTTCAGTACCGCCCTTTGCGAGGAATATTGCTTCGTCCCGCGTCAAGTTTGGTTCTTTCTTAGTTTCCTTAGTTTCTTTCTTTTCCTCTAAAGAACTTTTCAGTTCTTCGAGTTTCTTGGTTTTACGGTCAGCGATGGCTTTATATTTAGCCAACTCTGCCTTTATCTTCTCGACATCTTCTGTCGGCTTTCCCTCGGCTTCCGCTTCGGGATTTTGGGTTGGTTCAGCACCCTCAAGCTGTTGTTCATCTTTTTCCATAGATGTAAGGTAACGGTGTTTTACGAGTCCGCGCTCGACTTATTTATATGAAATGCTTTTGGCCTCCTCCTCGTTTTTAATGCGGTGGAGTTTTAAAAGCACCCTTTTAAAAATCTTTCTCGCCATATCATAAGCAACGGTCCTGACGGCAATATCTTCAAACCTCATGCCCTCCGTGTTAAATTTCTTTTCGTCGGCCAGTTCTTCGCCGATCATCTGTTCGACATCTTCCCACCCCCTGGTTAAAAGCGTGGCCTTGATATTCAATTTATTCATTGGGTTGTGTCTATTTTAGACATTAAACTATCCTTCTTGCCGCTTGTCGGCTGAAAATTGGACACATTCTCCTGTTGTTGCATCAACTGTTCTTTCGTCATCTTAAAGGGCGGTATGCCGTTTATCTCCAAATACTGGCGATAAAGCGGGTGTTCAACTATATACGGCGCGTTCATGGCGAATTGCAAGGCGTTGAAATAAACATCGTTCTGCTGGTCGCGGTCGGCGTTCTCGCCCGTCGGGTTCATGGTAAAGCCAAACTCAAAATTGAAAAATCCTTTTTCTATCTTCAGTTTCCGCCCGCCCGTTTCCATGTCTTTTAAGATGGACTGCTTGAATTGCTCCTGTTCCTCCGGCAATACGGTTTGATTATTGGCAAATTTTTGTTCCAACCATTGGTTCAAGCGATGGTTAATTGTAACCTGGTCGAAATAATTTATATCTTCGGTATTATCCATTATCTCGATTATCTCGCCCCGGTTCCATTTCTTTACCTGGTCGGGCAATATATAATCCATTAAAATTTTGGTAATGGTAACACCCAGTCTGTCGCGCGTATTCTTAAAGGCGCTCTTGGCCGCGTTGGTCAGGGCCGCCATGCTTCGGAACGGAGTGTGCGACGGCAGCGATTCTCCCGAAATAACTTCCGGGGTTAAACACAGCTTGGTGGCCTGCGCTTCTATTAGGGCCATTTCCTGTAAGAAGCTGGAAAGGTTGCGGTTATCCATTGGCACCTGTTCCAGGTCAGAACTGGTGATTATCTGTCCGCTAATGGCTCCCTGTAAAACATTTCCCCTGGTATTGGGGTCAGTGGTGCGGAGAAGCAAAAGCGAACTAATAGCCGTGGTTTCGGCATTCTGGTTAACCAGCTCGTTTATCCTTTCCTGTAAAGAGAACAGCCTTTCGTAGATGCCGATGCGCAAATGCCTGCCCTTATAGCGGTGGACGTGAAAATCAAAATAGCGCGGTTTCTCCGGGTCAAACGGTTCGCTGAAAAGCGTCATCTCGTCATCCCCCGCCCCCGCCACTATTTTGTGGACAAACTTATTGGCTTCCTTCTCATAGCCCGTGAACTCCCAAACTATCCACTTGTCGCTCAGCTGCTTTCTGTCCGCCCCGACCTGTTCCGCTCGGTGCTTAAATTCATTCCAATTTATTTTTGGATAATGCGCCTGGATTTCCGCCCTGGTCAATTCGTGTTTTTCGATGATATTTGAATCGTTAATATTCTTAACCAGCGGATCATAATACAAATTGTTAAAATCGCACTCCTCGATATATTTGCCGTCCTTACCCTCCACTACTTTCCAGACTATCGTACCGTAGGTAGCCACGCCCTCCGACAAGTCATTAAGGGTTAAGGCAAAGCCGTGCTGGGTCGCCCATTTTTTGTATTTTACATTCAACACCCAGGCTTGAAAAAAATTGGTTTCACCGATACCCTCTACCCGAAAGTTCTTGGTATCCAGGTCGATGTTCTTGGCGAAATGCGGAACATGGGGAGCGGCCAAATTCCAAAACACGGCCTTGTCGTCCGAACACTCCATATACTTGTTGTTCTGGTAAAGGTTTATCCTTTTAATGGTTTCGCGGTGGTCAAAATAATGCCCATCCGCCAGTTCCACCGGCTCCGAGTATTTTTTCACCTCATCGCGAATCTGATGTATTAATTTCATATTATTTAAAAGCCTTGTTTATGGGTTTAAAATCATAACCAAATTCCAGGCTTGGATTATGCGTGTAAATGACGTACCGAAGGGCATCCAGGGCGTGGTCATTTTCCTTAACCGGCTTTTCCGCTGGGTTGTGGTCGTACTTTTTATCCTTTAGGTCGGGGTAACGATAGGTTTCCAACTCGAATATCAGGTTACGGCAATGGGAAGCTATCTTAATGCGCTGTTGTTTGAACAGTTCCCTCACCTTATCAATACCGGCGGTAACATCCTTGTTCGCCTCCCGCACATTCAGCCCCGAATTGCGCATTTCCTTCAGCCTATCGGGTTCCGCCGGGTCGGGATAGACGAAATTAGGGCGATACATATGCGTAAGCTGGATAATCTGGTCAGTGGTTTGGCCCGTCTTGTACCATTCATCGGTTACCCAATAACATTTTTTCTCATCCGTTACTATTTTCAGGACCGCCGCCGGGGAATTATAACCCCAATCAACTCCGCATAAGACATCCCGCGCTTCGATTTTCGTGTTGGCCATATTGAAAATATGGATTTCCCGCTTAAACTCCGGATAAACCAATCCCTCCATCTTCTTAAACTCCGCCATATACTCCTGCGCAAACTTATCGCCCGGCAGCTTGTCTTTCTGAGAATCGATTTCCTCTTTTTTGATATGCGGGTTGTCGTATGACGTGAACCGGAACGATTTATAGTCCGGGTCCTCGTCTTGAAAGTTGTATAGGTCATAAAAATGATTAAATCCTTTAGGGGTAGAGATGAATAATGCCTCTCCCTGCTTATCCGCTAGGGTGGGGGTCAGCACCTCATACCAGCCGTTCCAAAAACTGGAATACATCGCCACTTCGTCCAAAACTATCATGTCGAAATACATCCCCCGGAAATGTTGTTCTACCGCTTCCCAGCTTCTAAGGTAGATTTTAGAGGTCGTACCGTGGATATTCCGCACCTCCATCTGCAAGCTGGCTTCGTTCACTTTAACCACGATTGGATAAGCCACCCGTTTTAAAATATTCCAGGCTATATCTTTGGCCTGTTGGTGGGTGGGAGCGACATAAGCTATCTGGGCATCCTTGGTATGCACGGCCTTGCCGATCATTTCAAGGACGCTCAAAACTGTTTTCCCGAACCTTCTGCCGCAACAGACCACCCTGAACCGATGCTTGTCCTCGGCTATCAATGCCTGGGCGGGATGAAGAACTGCAAATTGATTATCGTCCATAAGTTATCGCTCTATTTTGCCCTGCCTTGAAAAAAGTATCGTTTTGGTATGATTGTACCAGAAACGCAGTAAAACCTCACCACGGGGCAAATCTGAAGGAATTTAACGCTATGCGAACAGATAGCGAACATTAATTTTTAGTATAATTGTGAAAGGGAAGGTATAGATATTTATTTATGAACAGGCACGGGGGGTTGGTATTCCCCCACACACAATACTTCGCATAATAAGCATTAATAGAACTATATCATCATTCTTGGCTATCATTAGCATACTTATTGATTATCTGTATAGGTATTATTAGGGGTTTTGTGTTGTTTGTGTTATTATCGCCGCCGATCCCGGTAAGGTTATTAATATGTTTTTGAAGTTTATCTGCTATAAATGCCAAATCCTTCCCACTGCTATCCTCTATCTTTTCTTTACTTATTGCCTTTAATGCCATATCCCGTTTATCTTCATATAGTCGTATAACCTTTTCTAACTCTCTGCTTATAGTAGGCGTATTAAATACTTTATCAGGGCTTTTCTGTATACTTTTAGAATAGCCGCACTCTTTCAATATCTCTCCTTTTAATGCGGTTATATCTTTTTTATCTGTATCTTTATTTATCTCAAAATCCGCTAATAGCTTTTTGGTTTTATTTATTACTCTTGCTTGTCTTATTGTGGGTTTTTTATCTTTCATTGTGGATAACTTGGATAT